CGAGCGGCAGGACCGCTTTCAACCTTAGCCGCTGTCCCTGCGCAAATCTTGCCGAGGGCAATGGATAAACTCTCCCCGACCGTTGCATGGTTCGAGAACATTATACAGAACTCGGACTTGGGAAGGACGATTGATCCCAAGTTTCATAACATCATCTCCCGCACGATGGAGAAGGCATACAACGATTCATTCTATAAGCGTATGCTTGACGCTGGTGCATACTCAGGCACGACACTGCAACAGGATCGTATGATTCACACGAACATTACCAATGCACGCATCGCGAACCAGAATCCGCATATGGATATGGTTCACAGGTTCATGGAGAACTCAAGCCATGCATGGTCAAGGTTCGCATGGGAACCGGCAAAGACAGTAGTAAAGGCTGCGAACGAAAGTCTGCGAGCGGTGCAAGAAGCGCCCAACTTTGCATGGGCATATAAGACCGGAAAGTTTGCCGATCCCAAGAACCGCCCGACAATCAATAACCGGCCTATGTCGGATGCGGAGATCGCTGCGAGAATGCGGAACTATACTGGTGATCCCTCAACCAGAGGCTTTATCTATTCGAAAGATCAGTTCTCGAACAAGCCAGAACTCTTGAACTATAGCGGCCCCGGTAAGATGCGGGCAGAAGTGTATAAGGGGATCGCTGTAGGCGCTCATGGTGCCCGAGTATCAACTCCGTGGGCAGGTGTGTTGATCCAGAGCCCTGCATCAACGCTGAAGGCTATGAGAGATAACCCGATAAGAGCGAATCTCGCCTTTGCTGCATCACACGTCATGCCCGAGGCCGTGGCATATCTCTGGAATGCGTACCACAGCACACCCGAGAATGATTATGTTGGTTATATGATGGACGGACGAGGCAACAATCCACTATTAAATAATACATACTTTGCCGTCCCCGGTGAGAGGCCAGAGGACGGTATAGAGTTCAGGCATTATCAGGAAGGCATCTTCCATCGGTATATGACCCGAGCGTTTATGCAGCAGTATTATGGTCGCAGCACTTCAAACATTTGGGAAGATGTGCAGACCGGACTTAAAGGCTTGCTTGGGGGTGCGATCTTGCCACCGCAGCCGAGTTGGCTGGGAGCCCTATACGGTATGAATAGCATGGTCTCACCAGAAGGCTGGATGGGCGGTACGTATAAGAAGCGGTCGAATCCCTACATCGAATTGGGCGGCTCAGAGAGTAGCACAGAATTGACCCTGCGCGCTCTCGTACCATCTCTAACCGACATGTTCATTCAGGCTCAGACCGCAGGCATTAATGCACCAGCAGGCGAAGGTGTCGGTGCGGCAGCCAAACAGGTTGGCGAACGTGTTGCAGCACGCACGGCCGTTGTAGGGGATATCCTTGGATACAAACCGGCGAGAGCGGGTTCAACCCATATCAGTGAAGAACTCTGGAAGCGCAAGCATACCATTGACGATCTGCTTTATCGCTACCGGACATGGGATATCAACGAGGGCGATGTTAAACTTAAGGACGCATCAAAGGCTGGTGGTGCGGCCGCGTCTCCGTTCCTGCCGCCGAAGCCGCCGAGCTATGGCGACTATATACCCAACCCCGGTGTGCCGCAGGCTCAACCGAAGAACCCATTGTATAAGATTATGATGGATCAACTACAAGAGACCTTCGAGAGTGACGTGCCGCAGAAGGGAGGCGTAGGTTTCAAAACTATGTGGAAGCATTACCAAGCCTATGGCTCACTCGCGGCTCGTATGCGAACTGTCAACGAGGGCAATGCCGGTGCTTGGAAGGCACGTCAGGAGAAGGATGAAAATCAGGTTGAATATCTGACCAATAACAATGTCGATCCATTCAATTACAAACAGGTCAGAGACTTCTACAATGCCAAGCGCAACGAAGTGGCGAAGACCCTATTGAATACCATCTACGCCACAGAGCAACGCATCGATGCGATGCCGAACGTGCGCCAGATGCTAGGGGATAAGAAATTCACAATCGATATGCTCGATCCGAACAAGGTAGGATTGAAGCCGCCGAAGGAAGACGAAGACGCACCGTCTTCAGGAAACGACCCCGTGTGATTCACACGGGGCCATTCTTCCTATGGGTCGTCTAGTATATTGGTGGTCGCTCGCCAGTAGATGTGCTGCTTATACTTGAACTTCTGAACCTTTTCCTCTTTAAGCAGCAGTTCGAGATACCCAACCAGTTCGTCTTCATCAACATCGCCGAAGTGTTTTATGAGTGCAGTCTGGCGAAACCCCTGCAACCCTTGACCTGTTAAGAGTATTCTTAACGCTTGATGCCAGTGACGATAGGTTAGAGTTTGACCTTCTTCAGATGCGACCATCTATGCGTTCCTTTTGGGTCTTCCTTATAATCCCACCGACCATGTTCATCCATGACATAGCTCACTGGGTACGATATCTTGGCCTCAGCCGGAATGATAAGAGGTTCGACCTTGTTCGTAAACACGTTGCGAACCATGATCGGTTCCTCGGCGTACTTACACATCAGCCGAAGAGCAGTTTTGATAGTCCTAGGAGAAGCAATACATACAAGGTTATCATGCACGTCAATAGCAATGCGAGCGTCGTCTGGCCAGCCGTCGTCTGATTCACACTGATACCAGACTTGTGTAATTTTGTCTCCGATAGTGGATTGAGGATAGAACGCCACAATCGAACTAAGGACGTCTTCATCGATCCGCTGGATAACCTTGAACCTTCGACCCAACGCATTGTAAATCTCCTTGGTTTTCCTGAACTTTGTTTCTTCAGCATCCCACCACTTCTCTAGTTCAGGAGTCGCGCTGTGGTAGATGATGAAGTTCCGCGACGCTTCGTTATATGATAAGCCTGTAACCTCACTAAGCTTGTGTCTCTCCATCCGATAGTTAAGCCCGTGTCGGCAACGTTTAGCCACATATCTAATTGTGGGCTTGCCGTTATCGTCGTGGTCAACGGTAGGGACAAGCTCATACTCCACCTTAAACATATCACTTGCGAGTGCTCGATGGCAGTCATAGACCCCATCCAGACGTGCTTTCTCGAATTGGTGTTGCCATTTGGTGATGCCTGCACGCCAGCCGACAACCCGAGCTTCCGCCTGAGATAAGTCGAAATAGCCGAAGACCATCTCTGGATCGCAGACATACATTTCCCTTGCTCGCACAGGTTGGTTTTGCATGTTACCTCCCTGTCCATCAAGCAGACCTGCGGAGGACAACCTGCCCGGAGCGCGTTGAACTCCGTTCTGCTTATACTCACATCGAAACCTTCCGTCATCGCCGACTTTCGATTCCGCGTATGTACCAAGAAACTTGGATTCCTCTGCATATCTATTGACAAGGGCAATCATCTCCTTCGCCAGTTGAGGGGTCTCAGGGTTCTTCATCATGTGGGCACGGTTACTCTCGTCAGTAGACGTGCCACGACCTTTGAGTTGTAACCTCTTGAAGTACAGGTCTTTCATCTGCTGCCAAGAACCGGGATTGGGTGAGTAGAAGGGATCACCTGTAAGCTGATGCACGCAATGGTGGAATTGATCGAGTATCCCTTGCACGTCCTCGGCAACGAGTTCGGTGATCTTTCTCTTACGTGTCTCGTCAACAGCGACGCCATGGATTGTGGCGGCAACAAGATGAGGATGGGCTCGCATAACGTGTTCGCGATAGAAGCGCCAAAGGTCTTGTTGCTCAAGTTCGACCTTCATACGCTGCCAGCACTTCAAAGTGATGCAGGTATCCTTTCCATTGTATCGCCAGAAATCGTCAATGTCACCTCCTTCTTTCCATGAATCCAGTTCATCTTTGTAAAAAGGATGCGTCGTATACTGCGACGTGAGAAACCCAAGGTTGTGCGGGAGTTGTGGATAGAGCGTGTGATGTTGGAGTAGGGTGTCGTCCGAGAAACTAACAGAGAGCCAATCCTTAAGTCGTAGTGCATATGTATCGAATTGAGCATTCTGGCCAATAAGTGGCACTCCGTGTTCTCTGTGTGAGTCACACAAGTCCTGAATTGCATATAGGATATCGGCTTCCTCACTAATGCTGTACCTGTTATTTTTATTGTCTCGCCAGTTGATACAGACGGAGTGATGAGGATCGTTAGCGAACCCGATGCACGCGGTTTCTTTTCCAATCCATTCGATGTCGCAAGAGGTAGGCTGACGGGCATCCTTCAAATCCTTAATGGTTTGCATCGCTTGTTTGTAGGAAGGGTTGATTAGAGTGTCGATCTTATACGGAGCGTATGTGCCTTTAAGAACCGAGCCGAGACGATTGCGAATGTCAAGCGTGAATACGGGTTCAAGTTTGAGTTCACGCATGGCATAGGCAGGATTGATTGTGACGACATACGTTCCCAAACGATTGCCGGGAATCTTAGCAGGCTGGATCACTGAGCCACGCCAGTTCGTAACCTTCTCTTCACCGAGAAGGGCATGAAGGGCGAAGTTGCCCATGATAAGGATTGTCTTGAGGTTGGGCAACCGGGCAAGTTCCCACTCAAGAAGGTCAGACCACTTGTCAAACTCTTCCCGCCTAACCTCGTTGCGTTCGTTGCCCGTGCGTGAGAGCGATATCTGTCTCTTCACAACGTTGGTTGTATAGACAGAGGTACGGTCGAGCCCAATACTCTTGAGAGTTTCAAAGAGTAACTTGCCCGATCCACCGATGAATGGTCGTCCCTTTGCTACCTCACTCTCGCCCGGACCTTCTCCGACAATGGCAACCGATGCATTGATCGGACCCTCTGAAAAGACTTGGGTCACGAGACCCAAGTCAGAGGCGTGTGCACGGAACTGGTCTTCCAGATCACCCTTGCTTGCGCTCGGAAGAGCCATCTGGTTCAGCGGGGTTGACAGCTTGATCGTCGCTAGGGGTTTGTTCATCATCGTCTCCGCGAAGTTGTTGTGCTTTCAGTTCCACCCACTTTTGATACTCCGGAGTGCCCTTCGGAGGTTCGTCATCTTCGTGTGAGTCACACAAGATTTCAGCATCTTGACTCTTGGACAGGATCATGCCGCAGTTAGCGCATACGGTATATGGTCCCATCCCTCCACCGGCCATGCCATGTAAGCCGGTGATCGGTGCGGTCTTTTCCTCGTGTTGACACACGGGGTTCGTGCATTGCAGTTCTTCGTCATACTCTGGTAAGTCAGCCATTTTATCCACCTTTCCATCTACGCATCGAGTGCGTCATAGCCATTCTATCCGTAATTATGATAACATTATGGCGGGCACGGGTTACTGCCGTGTAAAGGTTCCTCCTATTTAAGAGCCTTGGACTGGCTCGGGACATACAATAGATTACTGTGTCGAACTCTGATCCTTGGGCTTTGTGAGTTGTGATAGCGTATCCAAGTTCAATCTTCTTTCGCGGATCGTAGTGTATGATGGACCCGTGGAAGGGTGAATAAACCTGTATGAAAGGAGGTATAACGAGTTGTCGTTCCTCTGTACTAATCTGAAGAGAACCGTCCTCTGAGTTAACCCAATCGATATATCCCAAATCTCCGTTGAAGAGTTTAAGGGTGTAGTCGTTTTGGTTCCAGAGAAATTTATCGCCGCCTCGTAGAGCAACTGGCGGAGGTGCCTCCTTAAGTATCTTTGCCTTCCTGTCCACACGGATGATATCTCCCGTTGGGTTGAACTTGAGTTGCAGGGACGGGTTCACTCGATTAGTGCCATAGTTCCCGTTACGGGTAGGCATAATGATCTGCACGCCACGTTGCACAATGTCAGGTGTGGCAAATGAGATCAATTGCTTGATCGGCTGCTCCGTATACACTATCTCAAATCGGTAGTTTCGGATGGGCAGGCGACCATTACGGATTCGCTCCGCATTGAAAAGAATCTCATCGTCAGATCGAAAGCAGTGGGTGAGTCTTTTGGATGCACGCTCTTTGAGCAGAGCTTCAAACGGGGCTCCTTTCTCAACGGGAGGTAACTGCTCGTTATCTCCGAAGAATCGGATTCTTCCGTTGGGAGGTAAGGCAGCCATAAGCTGCTCGTACAGTCCCTGTGAGAGCATAGAAGCCTCATCAACATATACGACCCGCTCGTAAAGAGGACGTTCACGGTTACGACGAGGATCAGGAGGAATAGGGTTTCCGTGTTCGTCTTCATCGTCCGGCTCCGGAAATTCTAATAGCTTGTGGATTGTCTTTGCCTTGATCCCAGTCAACTCGTAGATACGCTTGGCCGCTCGACCAGTGGGGGCACAGAGTACCACCTTGCCCCCACCTACTTGTTCGAGAGTTTCGTTATATGCCACACCGAGAACTGAAGTCTTACCAGTCCCGGCCCTCCCGGTGACACTGAGGATGCGCGTTGACTTATCAAGGCACATCTCAATCGCTTCTTCCTGTTCGATTGACAGATCAATCTCTTGTTTTTTCACTTACTAGTACCTCACCTTTGGACAGGTCTACGTTGTCATTTTGTTCATAGACAAGTTCAACGCCTAGTTCTCTAAGTATACGTTCAGCACCCTTAACTAACAAAAGACGCATGAGGAACGAACGGGTCATCCCCATGTGATCTGCGGCTACATCGAGTTTGTGCTTGTCTTGCCCTCTCAATCGAACGACGGTGGCTGCCATGCCGCTTTCCGGATACGGAGGTTTTAGCGATATGGTAATGAGGCTCACCTGAGACATATCATGTACTCCAGTTGAAGTGGAACCGTGTGTGAATCACACGGCTCCGTTGTTGTTAAGCTCTAGGTGAACCGTCAGCGTTACGAGTAATCGTGACGTTTGACCACATGGCGCAGTCCCGTAGCTTTCTCATGACATAGGTTTTATCGGGGCCATCTGGTAATAGCGAACTAAGCTCCTGAGCAAACTCGCTATAAAGTTGACGCACCCCTGCCATGAGTTCCATCTGCTCATCGGACGGCTTGAGATACTCAAACGTGCTATCGTGAACTGTCGTCATAACCTAAGTTCTCCTGTAAGAGTTGGGAGAGGGCGTGATTGCCCCCTCCCGATAGTTACTTAGCGACGACGACCACGGCCAGCGGCTGCGGCACGGGCGGGAGCCTTTGCGGGTTCCTCCGTTACCTCATCCTCTTCAACCTCGTCGGTCTCTTCACGGGCCGGAGCATCCTAGGCGGCAAAGAGCGAGCGCACACTTGCCCGCAGTTCACCTTCAAGGTTCTTCTCCATACCCACGACGATACCAACGTTCTGGTTCATCCATTCGTTGGGATTGATTTCGTTAGTATTCGAATCAAGCCCGATCTTCTCAATGAACTGACGGAGATTCCATAGCGACCGTCGATCATTGCCTTTAGGAACCAGAAGGCGGTTGTAAAAGAATATGGCACCGTCTTCGTAATGTTCCGCGACTTCCGCCGGGATGTTCTCCGCCGGAACGAGGATGCGGATAGCGAAATATTCGTTACCCTGCCCGGAGGTCTTCATCTCGATGGACTGAATCTCACCGACGTACTTCCCTACGGGTATCTCCGGAGGGCGTTCCACATCTGCCAGATTCATATCTAGCGAGATAATACCTAACTCTTCCTGTTCAGCCATTTGGCTTTTTCCTCTTATGGGTGGGGACCGGCCCAACCTGATTAATGATAACTTCCCCGGCCGGAAGCTTGTGTGAGTCACACGGCTGAGTGTGGCCCAAATTTCACTATGTTGTTATCTTCCTTGTCACCACCTGTGCGATTAGATGGGACTTGGATACGCTGCATGCCGTTCTTATGCCACGCTTCCCAAAAACCAGAGATAGTCACCTGACCGGGAGCGGCATTAGGCTTAGTGGGGTCATATGTTACGACGAATGAGGACTCACCACGTTGATCGAACATACGGGTTTTCATAGGCTTACGCGAACCGGATACGCGGACAGTGACAATACGTTGTCGCTTGCCCAAAGGTTCCTGTCGGAAGTTCCATATCTCCGATAATTGAGCCGATACATTGTTAACGAGTTGCCCACCGAGAGACATACCAATATGTTCAATACTCTCAACCCCTCGGTTATCGATCTTAGTTATAGGGTCGCTTTCATGGGCTATGAAGATGACGTTGACCTTATGTTTACCAGTGATAGAGATTATCGCTTTCATCAAGCCGATAAGGTTCGCGTTGCGGCCGCCGTATGCCGAGCGACCGGGTGCTTGCATCGTAGGAGTGAAGCCCTTACCCGCACCTATGCCATCGCCCACGGCTTTCTCAAGGCCGAGGTATTGAACGGCTGTAAGGTTATCCACAACCACGGTTTTGATGTTGCGCCTCTCATAGAGTTGCTGGTCTAGGCCAAACGGGTTCTTACCCAACCCATGTTTGAATACCTCGTCTGCCGGAGTAGACGATAGGTCCATGACAAACACGTCATTTCGACCACTAACGCTGACATGTTCGCCCTCACCAAATGACAACCACAACTTGTCTCCGGGTGCTGTCGCTGCCCATGTCGTCTTGCCACTCCCCGCCTGTCCCCATATTAACATGGACAGTCTTACGGAGGCGTCAACACCTCTCTTGATTGGGAATTGGGTTACGGTGTTCACGATTGGATTGCCCTCTCACTTGGCGATGGTACAATGTCAATCATTTGATCCCACTGCTCTACTCGCCCATCCGGGGTATCCCCGCAAAATGGTATAAGAGCACAAGGACGAAAATAGCGATTGCATGAATGAGTGCGTCGTTCTGCGTGTTCCCAGTCAACTTGATACTCCTCAAATATCTCGACCTGCCTACGTACCCAGTTAGCCCAATGCATTACATCGTTTGGAGTACGAGTGATAGGTTCGATGTGAACATCTTCGCCTTTGAACGTGGGTTTGATTTTACAGCCATAGATGCGAGCATGCCACATATCAATGCCAAAGACAGCCATACCACAAGCCATGTAACCTGTGAATTGGTGGCGTATCTTATGGGCTTCGACCCATCCCTTATCCATTCGTGCAGCGGTCTTATTGTCGGCCATGGTAATTCGCATCTTCTTGACCGAATTGCAAAGGATGCCATCGAGTGTACCGATAAACCTGATATACTTGCCATCCATGTATTCGAGAACGCAGTCAAAAACTTGCTCGATACCCACAGGCTTCGATGGTGACTTAGCGTCCGCTACCCATATGGGCCATGCATAGAGATACGGAAGCGTTTCCCTCGCATATACCATCGACGCAGTTTGCATGTTAGATATGGTTCGGGTCTGGTCATTCGGGTCGTCATAGTAACCCGAGGTATTAAGGATATCGACTGCGATCTGTGCGATCTGATCGATATCACTTTGCCTCTTCATTGCGGCCTTCCATGTATCTTTCCACCGGGCTTCCCCAAAGATACGTTCGCCAGTCACGGTCGCATGCTCTTTCAAGCCCTGCATCTTTGATAGCTGCCAGACACGCATCGCAGCAAAAAACTGATGCATCGCTTCCCCGGCCTCTAAAGCTAACGCTCTGGCGTGTTGGGGGTATTGCCTCTGCATGTGGACAACACCAAAAGTAGGGCACTCACTTATGCTTTCTAATCGCGAGTTCGAGAAAGCCCGGAGCGTTTTTATCTCCGACGGGAGTGTGGGGGATATCCCTTTCAGGTGGTAGAAATGCGGGGATATCGTCTCCGTCGTCGTCAACGTCGTCTCCGGCGTCGAACCTTGGCGTTTGGCCGATGGCTTGGCGGTCGATACAATTCGCGTCCGCATCGTAATATCCTTTGACTTGTGTGTGCCACGCATTCAAGGTGGTGATGAAGTTCTCGAAGTTGATCCCGTGTGAATCACACAGACTTCTAAGTTCGAGGGTGAACTCGTACCGGCGACAATTGGCTTCACGCTCAAAGAACGTGCCATCTGCCGCCAGAAAACCTGATACTTCCTTACTCATCGATGACGATCCTGATCTTGCGGTCGATGAAAAACTCGCTCATATGTTCCTCGGCATCACGCTTACAGGCTTTTGGTATGTAGTCGTGAAGTATGTCACAGAGCGCCATTGCTATCCGCCGCTTGTCCAGCTTCACACGATCAACCCCTTCACCCGCTTCAGTTGCTGTCTCAGACATTCGCTTTCTCCTTGTCTTTGGCTACAAATAAGAGTGGTCCTGCGATCTGCATACGCTCGGGGTCGCCTTTGGGACAGGCTTTCAACCAGCAAGCGGACGCGAGAGGATTAAATGGCATATTCTTGACCCACCCCTCTTCGTTGCAATACGCAGTTCCACGATTAAGCTTCCTGCCATCATATTCCAACGTACTGAAATAGGGCACCAATTGAAAAGAGCCGTCCACATATTTCTGTATCTCCTTCCACTGTGGGGGCTTCGTGTGACATGAACTCTCAAGTGAACCGTCCGGATAGATAGTCACGTATCGGTACAGTCCTCTCTTCGGTTCTGGTTTAATCGGGCTTATCATTTCTTGCTCCCTGTTCCTCAAAACGTGTGATGACTTCTCTCATCATCTCAACAATATCTTCTCGCTTTGCGTTTGAGATGTAGTTTGTACGCTGCCCTTTTGGACCATTGAAAGGCATAAGCAGCAGGACAAACCCAGTCTTTTTGTCCTCGCCCTTCAAGCCTTGGTTGAAGATCATATCTAAATCTTCCGCCAAGTCGTTCATCATCTTGTGAAATTCTGGATCGATAGGACCGTGATTCATGTTATCTTCCTCTTCACAGACCAAACAGTGGTCATCCGCATATGGGAAGTGCTTACAATTGCTTGTGTGTCTCATACAAACCTTCCTGTGTGAATCACACGACTAATCGTCGTTGGTTATTGGAACGCTCTCAATGGAAACGCCATCGCGTACACCTGTGACTGCACGCTGCAACCCGCGAACCTTCTCATCTGTCATCTCATTGACATTGATAAGGTCTTTCATGGTCTCGGCAAAGGACAGAAGGATTTCGTTATTCATGTCTACTTGCTTGGTCACATCAAGCAGACGCTCGTAAATGAGCCCGAGGCAATAACGCACTCCGGGATCGCTTACGCGATTTTGTAACTCTCGGTTGAATGAGTTCCAGTCCATCTTACTTCCTTTTTGCTAGGGCGATACGATCAAAGGTGAGATCAGCTTCAGATCGAAGCATCTGACACGCTTGCAGATATGACTCGATCTTCTCAAGTTCCTTATCCAAACGATTCAACGCCTTACCCAACTGCTCGTAGTTACGAATGAGTTTGTTCGTAACGTTGTTGTTGTCTTTCTCAAGTCGCAGCATCTTAGACTGCTGATACTCAAGAGCCCCTGCGAGGCGGCGGATGCGCACCTGTTCAAGATGCGCCTCCACCTGCTCACGGGTATGGTCGTCAAATGACGGTGCCAATACCAAAGGCATACTAACTCGCTCCCTTCTTCTCTTCCTTCCATCTTGCCACGCATTCCCTCACCCGATCCACGACACTTAAGTCGAAGCACATCACAGATATGGGATCGGATTGAAACTCTGCGTTAATCAAATCAAGCAAATTGAAAGCTTCTTCTTGATTGTCTAGCATCTAACCTGCTCCCTTTTCCGCTACAGTGATACGTCTTACCTGCGTGTCACCCGGACGTTTGGCCTCTTCAATCATCTGCCGAGTGATACCCACAGGCACCTTGTAGTCCTTCTCTAGCTTCTTACAAAGCCAGTCCACATTGAACTCGCGACGTGGCACAGACACATTGACCTGCACAGCGATCTTGCCACTCTCGCCTATGACGTGATTGCCCGGTGTGGTGATCTTCGACGGATCGTCAAGCTGTTCCTCTTTGACAAGGTTCTCAAGAAGCGAAGTGTACTTCTTAAGTGCGAGTTGCTCCACACGTTTCCACATCATGAGCATCGCGAACGAACGACCCCGATTGGTGCGGTCAGGGAACTTAATGCGGTTAGGCATCTCTTCCAAGTCGTTATAGATTTGGGCTTGGAACCCAAGATTGGTATCAAGATTAGACATTCAATTCTCCTGTTTTCTCGTGTGAATCACACGCCTTTACCTTGAGGCGTTCTTCTTCCCCGTACTTGTAACCGTGCAAGTACGAGTCGTTAGCACTTGCGCCATCATAACGCATACCATTACGATGCGCAAGGAACGGCATGGATAATTTCCCATGCCGCCGACCGATGCGGAATTGCATCAGACCCATCACTTATCCCCTTTGCGTAGGAAGTGAGCCCGATACCCGAGTGCATGCACAACCGCCATGACTGTGGCGTACTGAGGACGCTTTGTCTTGCCCTCGAACCAGTTATGCATCGTACTCGTAGTCACGCCCGAGAGCTTCTGTATATCACTATACTTCAAGCCCTCACGCTTTACCAGTGTCCGCATCTTATCGATCACTGGGTCTTTGTCAACGAAGTTATAGCTGGTGTACAGCCTGAGCGCGCCCTTACCATTACCCTTCGCCATTTGACACCGCCTTCGCCGTCGGACGGTATCCATCCTTGCCATGTTTCACAAAGCCCTTCATAACGAGCATGTGTAACGTGGACGAATGAGTCCCCTTTGCGTATTGATGCTCCGTGCAAATCTTCGCCAATTCGCTCGGCACAACATCTCGATCCTTATTCTTGACGAGGTAATCGAGGATCAACTTCTTCGCACCCACCCGTTCAGGGGGTGGCAAAAGTTTCGGGCTATGCTTCGCATCTGCGAACATTTCCACGCGCACTCCAGTATTGCCATGATGCAATACCTTCATGAACACATCCATGTCCAGATCGAAGGTCACGCTAACTTTCTTGATGGGCATTGTAACTTTCCTGTTTGTGTGAATCACACGAACTATCGATTATCTAGTTCGTTCTTGGCCCAAGCAAGTATGATACCACAACCGTATGCGGCAGCACATGCTCCGGCCATCCAAAAGAGCCATATGGGCCAGCCCGTGAGCCAGCCATACAGTAAAAAGATGACGACGCAGAGACCTGCGAAGTGAATACTACTTAGAAAGTTCTGCATCGTCATCTCCCTTAGTTTACGCTAACGTTAACGCAACGCTTACTTAGACGAACCTAAACGCAGGCTTATCGCTCTGCCTACGCTTACGCGCACCCATGAACACGACGCCCATGAAGCCAAGAACCATCATGGCCCAAGTAGACGCTTCCGGAACCGCCGCAGTCGGAGTCACGTCGATCCGGAAATGCTCGAAGTCTGTGATATGACCACCGATAGAAGTAAACAGGTCAAAATCCCAGATGCTCTCGCCGTTGATGGCCTTGAAGTCAAAGCCAGACTGCCCGCTCCCAAGCGTGTAACCTGCACCGCCATTGGTGAAGTTAAACACCTGTAAGCTGCCGTCCGCTTCTTTGGCCGTCACCTTAAAGAACACTTGCCCGTCGCCCTTCAGGGAGAAAATATCCCTTGTGACGGCGAGTTGTGTCGTGTTGGTCTTGTCGAATACGGTGATATCCAAATCGCTAGTATTAACGATCTTGATATCGTTCCCGTTGGCAGCGCCGCTGAAGTTAGCGTTACCGGACAAGTCCCGGAAGCGGACAACCTCATCGTTCTGACCATTGAGCTTACCAAGGATCAGACTGGAACTGGCAACGCTGCTGAAAATAACGTTGTTGCCTGTGCCTCCTTGGCCATTGGTATCCAACACGATATCAGCCCTTGCCGCTCCCGATAATGCAAGTAAGGCTGTAGTCGCTAGTAATAGTTTTCTCATGTAACACTCCTAGCTAGCTGGTGCGGAATTGCACCCTGAAACATATGGCGTACCATATGCTTCGAGTTGCAATCCGTGTGACTCACACGTCAATCTTTGGCAGGCTCGGGGTTCTCGGCTTGTTCCGGTCCCCCCGGTTCCTCTCCGTTTCTGGCGAGAGAGACTTCTTTCGGGCCTTCCCCGAGATCAGCCCATTGCTCAAACGTGACAATCTTCTCACCGCTTTCAGCTTCTCTTCCTTTGTCTTTGTCATTCATTCCCTCCGGCCATGTAATGCCTTCATTCTTCTTCCACTCAAACACAACACTATCACCACCATCGGTAATGATAACACGCTCAACGATGCCCATCTTGGCGGCTACGTTGTGCGTGTAGAAGTGCGCCATCTTCACAGCTTCATGAGCCGGGACATGCCTACGCACATACTCGTAGTGACCATTCACAAAGAACTGGCACACATTAAATTCGCCCTTCATTTCCATTCGCTTTCTCCTTCTCTCTCTATACTCTTTACGTTCCTGTCGCCTCTGGCTTTTTCTCTTCTCCTTTCCCGTCTTGTATCTTGACATTGTACAACCCTACGTAAGCCGTTCCTGAGAAATTGAGTTGACCCTTAATGTGATGATGCCCATCCTTACATGCGAAGAACAGGCTGCCATTATTGTCTCGCAACAGTGTGGCCTCTTCACCTTCTTCCATGCACGTGAAGCCGGTACATTCGACAATCACACCTTCCTTCGCGTCCTGAACTAAGAGCCATTCCCTTCCGTGTGAGTCACACAAATCCTCTTCATTCTTCACAACCGTAAACATGAAACTCGAAGCCTCCCTGCTATCTTGAATGAACTCCCCGATGACCTTCTTCAAATTGTACAGCGAATTGGGATGACAATAAACTGTGTTATCACTCCCATCCTTCCAGTTGATTAGAACGTCTAGGTTGTATCTGCTCATCGCTTACATCTCCAATACCGATAACCGTTTTTCATGTAGTGCTGTTTACGACACACAAATACGCCATGCTTGCGTACTTTCTTCTTCACAACTTTAGGCTTTACGCTTTCCACAACTGGTACTGGATCGGCGGCCATTGGTCTAGGCCATCTCTCTTCAAACGTTTCGCCCAATACTGGGCTAAGACTCAATACAATTACAAATCCCCATCGTCCAATGATCCGTGGCCCCTCGCCGTTAGCCATTCCTTACTCTTCCGCCGGTACTCCCGGTCCAAGCTGGTTGCTGCTGTGATGGATTTATGCCACAAAATGTCAAGCACTTCTTTGTTTCTTGGCACTGGCATGTTTCGATCCAGCATGAACTGCTTTAAATCTTTTGGACTTTGGTATCGCAGAACGTGGTTTCTTGCTCTTACGTACTCTTTCAAGCTTTCCATAGGCCGGTCTGTTGATAACCTCATGTCGCCTCCCACTAGGATAGATCGTAACGGTTCTCACATCACCACTCGTACACACTTGTACAAACGTGCCAAAACTCCGCGTGAGATCATACGCGGTCCAGATACGCACAACTTTGTTGCGATTGACTTCGATCAAAGGCACCTGAGCAGTAATGCTGTCAAGTGCCACAAAGTCCTTGAGACGTTCTAACGAGAGTGCTTGCCTCTCGAAGTTAAACCGTGACCCAATCATGGCTCATCCCTCCGAACGAAGATGACATTCTCTTTCATCTCGCTGAGGGGCAGTATAGCATCGACGCTGTAATAGACCTTACCAGCATCGTCCGATGTTACCGAGTAGTCATATTCTCTCGTGTGATTCACACGGGCCAAACCTTGCGCAACCCGTTCCGTGTACTCTTCATCTGTACACAACGCGGCTT